AGGTTCTCAATGACACCAGCTTCCTCGAGATACTGTCGGACGAGAACCGCCTGATCGACCCCACCGAGCAGGAGCCCATCAGTCGCGTTGTTGATACCGTTGGCATCATGTCCAGCCTAGGTATCGAGCCTCGCGTTCAGGACCTGGTACTGGCCTACATCAAGCGCGGCAACATGGATACCGTTCTGATGAAGCACAAGTGCAACAGCAAGGAGACCCGTGCCAAGGTGCGTGATGCCATTGCCAAGATCCAGGAGCACTGCGGCGCCGCCGTGGGCTGATAGACTGGAGATGAGCGGGAGGGGACACCGCTGTAAAAACGTCCCCCCTCAACCCTTACAAAGGAACCGAACATGGCCTCAATCTCAATCGCTGGAACCGTGACTGGCAAGCAGGGCGAAACCCCTGTGACTGTCAAGCAGTTCGACTCAGGCGATAGCGTAGCTACCTTCTCCGTAGCAGACCGCGAATACGTGTACACTAAGCCTGGGGAAGAGCAAAAGGGCCAGTTCTACCGCGTCGAAGTGCGGGGTAAGGCAGCCCAGATCGCTGCTGACCGTCTCCAGCGTGGCGACAAGGTTGGCGTTACTGGCCAGCTCGTGCAGCGTGAATACCAGAATAAGACCTACCTGGACGTGAAGAACGCTCGTTTAACGTACTTAGAAGCTCGCCGTGAAGGCGGTGGTGGTGGGGACGCTTTCTGATAAGAAAGATCACGGGGGCCGCAAGGCCCCTTTTTTCATGCTATACTGGTATCACTTCCAAAAGGAGGACCGATGAACATTGATGAAGCCGAACTGGTCCCTGGAACCACGGGGCTACTCTTTGACGATACGCCACTGCTGACGCACGCCCACGTTCGCGCCTTCGTCTGGCCGATTCTGCTCTACAGGGGCGCTGTACGGCCCCACGAGGTGGTTGCGGCCATCTCTGCGGTATGTTCTGTCGAAGATCTAAAAGTCGGCGCCTGGAGCGCCCTAGAGGGCGATTACACCGATCGAACCCGTGTTGAGCTTCTGCTTGACGAGGTGCTCGGCGAGATGGTAGGCAGCCGCATCCTGCGTTACAACGAGGAGGAAGACCTCTGGGTTCTTACCCTCGGAGAGAACCGGCAGAACGTCCCCAAGGTGATCAACGTGGTCACCGCTCTTGACGCCATGATGCCACACCACCTGTTGGCTGATCTGGCCGCCGAGGATCGCCGTAAACTGCCTGTTCCGTTTTAGTCCAGTTATCACTGAGGTATAATTTGGCCCAGCACCAGAACAAACGCCTTCGGAGGCAGCGCTACGAGCGCCAGCTCGAGAAAGACATCCAGCAGTCCGAAGATCCATCTGACGGCCAGTTCTGCGTCTTCAACAAGACCACCAAGGAGAAGCACAAGGGGCTGAGTCTCAAGCGGGCCCAGGCTCTGTGGAACTCCCTGGAGAATGCCATCATCCTGTGGGATGGGGACGTGAAGAAGTAATGGGCCGCTTCAACAAGCAGACGGGCGAGTTCACGCCCAAGCCGTCAACCGTCAAGGCTGGCGAGCGGATGCAGCAACCGCCAACCCCGCTGCCCATATACCGCAAGGGCACCCCTGTCAAGGTCTTTATCGGAGCTGGTTGGGGGAAGGGGGCAGTCGAATACAGCGACAAGCACCGCTGTATTGTATACTTGAAGATAGGGAGCCGTCGGGTGACCACGTACGACGCCCGCAACATCATGGAGGATTCTTCCAAATGACTGACATGATCAACCCCGCCCATTACCACGGTGGCCGCAGGTTCGAGCCTATCGCGGTCATCGAGGACTGGGGGCTCAACTACCGACTGGGCAACGCCGTCAAGTACATCTCTCGTAATGGCCGCAAGCCTGGCGAGGATCCCCGCGAGGGTCTGAAAAAGGCCGTCTGGTACCTCACTCGTGAAATCGAATCCTACGAGAAGCCTAAGAGCGATTACGCTGTGACCTACGAGGACGTGCTGCAGGACCATGCTGCATGCGCCTCTGAGGGCCACGACCTCCGTCTGGCATTGGACGACCAGTACACCCTTTGGGACGACTCCCTAGGCCCCATGGAGCCCCCTCAGGTCGATTGCCTGGGTGGCGCTGAGTGGGATGCCTCCTACGAGGTGTCTCAGCAGTACAAGCGCGAAACTGACGAGGCCCAGGCGGACATGATGAGGAAGTTCTGTGACTTTGACGTCGACGAACTCCACAAGAACCTCGATCAATTCGAGAGCGACGAGATCGTCAGCACCTTTGAACGCCGTGGCCTGATCTTTGGTGTCGACAAGCAGGGCCGCACCTACATCCTCGGAGCAGACTGATGAAGACAGTAGCAATGTTCGGCTCGGCTCGTCCGAGTTCAGCGACTCCCCTTTATAGGGAAACTGTAGAGGCAGCTTGCTTGCTGGCCGAAAATGGCTGGACAATCGCCACAGGTGGAGGCCCTGGCCTCATGGAAGCAGCTGGCATTGGCGCAAAGTATGCCTGTGAAGGAGGGGCCTGTTCACTCGACTACAGTATTTACCTGCCATTCGAGTCCGAGGCAAACGCAGCAGTGCAACGTGACTCTCATCACGACAATTTCTTTACCAGACTCAAGCAGTTTACTGATAAGTGCGACGCTTTTATTGCTCTTCCTGGTGGCTATGGCACTTTGCTGGAGGTCCTGACAGTCGTTCAACTGCTTCAGGTGAAGCACATGGAAAGCAAGCCGCTCATCCTGGTTGGTTCGATGCTTCAGGATGTCATGCACTACATGTCGAATCGCATGTGGCGCGAGCGTTTCATCTCTGACGACGAGCAGTACTTCTGGTGGAATACTAGCTCACCGTTAGAGGCGGCCGAAAGGCTGATCCGAGCAACATGACCTTCCTTGCTTTCTCTGGTCTTACTCTGGGCTCTGCTATCATTAGCGGAGCCTTTTTTTGTGGCTTGGTATTCTTGGTGACCTACCTAGAGGCACGTAAGTGATCATCGAGCTAGTTGTTAACATGGCATTGTTCAGTAAGGCAAGACCTCGGGTTACAGTGCGTGGGACCTTTATGCCGAAGGAATACCGAGTGAAGCAGGCCGAGATGGTCCGCCAGCTCAAGGAGCAGTGGGACGGGCCGCCTCTCGAGGGGCCCCTGCGTCTTGAGATCGACCTGCGTGGCGAGGGTCGTGGTGACGCCGACAACATCCTGGGGTCGTTAATGGACGCTGGGGCTGGTATATTGTGGACAGACGACCGCATCAGCATCATTCCAGAGGTATCCGTCACATGGGAAAAGGCATCAAAAAGCGAGTCTCAATGGCTTATTCGGATCATCCCGCTGAGTTCAAGGTGAATCCGCGATACAAGGCGATCGGGCCGCGCCTGAGGGACGCCCACCTCGCCTCCGTGGCTCACCGACTGGAACACGACTTTGCCTGCTAGACTGTAAGGAGACCCTTTTTTGAGGAACCGTGGCGGAGACAAGGTACAATGAGTCCGAATTTGACTACCGAAGAGAGGAGGGCGCCAACCAGTCCTCCCTGAAGAAGATCCTCGAGAGCCCCGCCCACTACCAGGCGACCCTCAAGTTCAAGATGATTCCTACTCCAGCAATGGAGATAGGAACAGCATTGCACTGCCTTACCCTCGACGGCCAGAAGGCTTTCGATGCCCAGTACGTCAAGAAGCCCGACGGCCTCTCGCTGGCTACTAAAGAGGGCAGGAAATGGAAGGCCGATCTGGGCAATAAGAAGCCCCTCGCCGAAGGCGGTAAGGACGACCCCTGGGGTAGCGTGCAAGGTATGGGCTACAGCCTGCGCGAGCTGGCCTACTTCGACCCATCTCAGCCCGACTACATCAAGTACAACGAGGTCTCAATCTACTGGGACTGGGAAGGCGTGCGCTGCAAGGCTCGTCTGGATCGCATCGACGTCGAAAACGGGCTAGTACTTGACCTGAAGACTACCGACAGTGTTGAGCCTGAGCTTTTCACCAAGAAGGTCGTCGGCTTGGGCTACGACTTCCAGGCTGCCTATTACGCCAAGGCCGCCGAGGTTGCCTTTGGCAAGAAGTTCGACTTCATCTTTGCCGCCGTGGAGCGCAAGGCCCCATATACCGTGGACCTGTTCCAGGTCGACGAGGAGATGATGGCCGAAGGTACGGCCAAGTGCGTTGCCGCCCTGCGCTTGTTTAAGGATTGTAACGAGATGGGCGAATGGCCCAACCGCCCTGCTACCATACGCAGGTTGAGCTACCCGAGCTGGTATACACCGTATGGCCAGCCAAGAGTCCAAGAAGAGGAGGCTGGTCTGTTTTGAGCGCTAACTTCAAGATCACCATCGAGGACATCGATGGCTGGTACGATTGGGTGGTAGAGGGGGACCGCAATGCACGCGGCCCCTACTGCGGAGGTGGACGAAACCTCTCCGAGGTGCTAGACTCCATCGACCAATGCGTGCGTGACAAGCGCCGCCACCCCTACAACCCCAAAGTTCGCACGGAGTACTGATGGCCATTATCAACACCGACTTCTCTACCGTGAGCTTTCCTCGTGTGGAGCTGGAATTCGTTACGCCGAACCCCGAGCGGCTGATGGGCTACGTCGCCCGCGTGAGCAACCCAAGCAACCAGGACAACCCTAACGTCGCTGGCCTGCTCAAGTACTGCATCAAGCATGGCCACTGGAGCGTGTTCGAGCACTCCCACATGACCTTACAGGTCACCACCACGCTGGACATCGCCACCCAGATCCTGCGCCACGGGAAGGGCTTCTGCTTCCAGCAGCTGTCCAGGCGCTACGCAGGGGAGGCTGAGGCGCCTCTGAACATCCACCTGCCCCACCTGCGGGCACCGCACCCCAAGAATCGCCAGAAGAGCGTAGACGAGCTTCCAGGCGACACTCAGCTCTGGTTCCAGGCCAAGCTCGACGAGCACTTCCGCCAGGCCGAGGAGCTGTACAAAGCGATGCTCGAGCATGGTGTAGCCAAGGAGTGTGCCAGGGCGGTCCTACCCCAGGCGACGGAGACTACACTGTACATGACTGGTAACTGCCGCAGCTGGATCCACTACATCTGTCTGCGATCAGCCAACGGCACACAAGAGGAGCACCAACTGGTTGCCCTCAAAGCCCAGGCACTGTTCAGGAATAACTTCCCCTCGGTGGCCGAAGCGCTCGATGACCTTAACTGGAGTATCTGATGGACAAGCTTGTTATCCACCTCACCTCTGACGAAAGCCGCTCCCTGGACAGCCACTTTCCAGGGTTCGAGCTATCCCTGGAGGCAGACGTCACAAACCTTGATGTGCACGCCTGGTTCAAGCTCTTCGAGAAGGTCTTACTTGCACAGGGCTTCGATGAATACGTCATCCAGAAGGGTGGCCTACAGTTAGCCTTCAACGAATGGCGAGACTCGGCCAAAATGAGAAAACTCCACGAGGAGTACGACCTGGACGAATTCCGCAAGGAAGAGTGATGGAGACCAAACAGTGCAAGCGCTGTGAGGAGATCAAGCCCTTCGGGGCTTTTTCTCCAGATAAGCGTGCCAGCGACGGACTTTATAGCTCCTGCAAAGATTGCAACAATAAATCCAGATCCAGCAGGACGATGCTTAGGGATCGCCTGAAGCATTTCTACGGCTTGCCCCTGGATCAGTTCGAGCAAATGGTCCTAGACCAAGGCGGGGTATGCAAGATCTGCAAGAAAGAGTGCCCTTCTGGGCAGAGGCTCAGCGTCGACCACTGCCACGAAACGGGAAAAGTTCGCGGACTACTGTGCCGTGGATGCAATGCCCATCTTGGTCGAATTGAGATGTACAAAAAGGACCCAAAGCCTTGGGACGACTACCTTTCGGCATACTAGCGCACTGGAGAGATTCCCGTGAGCTCAGACCCTTCATCCTGGAAAGAGGCGAAGCCGCCTTACAATCCAGGCCCGATCACTAACTTTCGACGTGGGTATCGTGTAGAAAGGGCTGGGAGACATGAGACCGATCAGCAATATAGAGCCTTCTGCTTCTACATGAACTCAGGGGCAGGCCGCAGCTATGTCGCCACTGCAGAGGTCGCAGAGGTCTCGGAGGCCACCATTCAAAACTGGGCCGAGAAGTATGAGTGGCAGCGCCGTGCAGCGCACCACGACAAGACCCAGATGACCCTGGCCCTGCGTGACGCCACCAAGATGGAGCGCCGCAAGCATCGCGAGTCGATCGAGAAGTTCCGCGCTAGTCAGCAAGAGCAGGCTGAGAAGTTCGTAGCCGTCAGCAACGATCTGATGGCGATCATCCAGAAGCGCATTGAAAAGGCCGACGCGGAGGGTGAGGATATTCCGATGGGCCTTATTTCCGGCCTGATGCGTGCAGCTGCAAACATCTCCGACTCTGGTCGCCAGGCTTGGGCAACCTCTCTTGGTGTTAACGAACTGATGCAAGTGGTTGACCAGGAGCTTGAGCAGGTCAACGTTGAAGACGTCACCGACATCGACGAGATCCCCTTAGACGAATGAGCAGCAAACTAGGCAAGGACTACCTGCAGAAGGCCGCTTCTGGACAGGATCTCGTAAAGGCCGTCAAGGCCAAGAAGGCCGAGCGCCAAGCCAATGGCGAGCGGGTCATCTTGTGGAAGTTTATCCGCAAGGTGTTTCCTAACTACAAATTCTACAAATTTCATGCGACAGTCATCGAGCAGCTTCAGCGCGTCCTCGACGGAGAGTGCAATCGACTCATACTTCAGGTCCCGCCTCGACACGGAAAGTCACTGCTTGCAAGTCAACTTCTCCCTGCTGCTTATCTACTCGCTCACCCTGATCGGTTTGTGGGGATTAGTTCCTACTCGGCCGAACTCGCCGAAGGATTCTCCCGCAAAGCCCGCGATTACTACCGCGAAGCAGGTGGCCTCCTCAACCCCAGCAGTCAGGCAGTCAACGCCTGGGCTACCGAAGGAGGCGGCGGGCTCTGGGCAGCTGGCGTCGGCGGCGCAATCACTGGTCGCAGTGGCCACCTTCTGATCATCGACGACCCTGTCAAGAACCGCGAGGATGCCGAGAGCGCCCGCATGATGGAGAAGCTCAACGACTGGTATACATCTACCCTGTACACCCGTCTTGAGCCCCAGGTGGGCGCCATTGTGGTGATTCAGACTCGGTGGTCCGAGAACGACATGATCGGGCAGCTTCTGGAGAATGAGATGAACGTCTCCGAGAGGGGTCGCGAGAACTGGACCATCGTGGACCTACCTGCTCTGTACGAGGAC